GTCCCACGCCGACGCGATGTAGGCGATCAACGCATCCTGCCACAGGTCGTCGGCGTAGAGCATGGCGATGCAGCAGTAGCAACATTCGCCGAGCACCGCCTGGTAGTCGACCGGCGCGCCGTCGACGACGCCGCCGCCCTGCACGCCCTGCGCGATCGTCACCTCGACATCGGCCGGTGCGTAGTCACGCCGTCCATGCCAGTTGAAAATCGGCATCATGCAGTTGCCGACCGTGCCGCCGTTCTTCGCCGTCAGCGTGATCACACCGGCGGCCGCCGTGACATCGAACGGCAAGCCGGGTTCGTTCTCCATCGCCAGCGCGACAGCGGCGGCCATGGCGGTGACCGTGTCACCCTCGTGCACGCGCACGCTGATGTTCCAACGGCCATCACCGACGAAGAAGTCCAGACGCCCATCGCTGCCGGCGTCGCCGACAAGCGTGATGGTGTATGTCGCCTTGGTCAGCGTGCCGATGTCAGTGTCCTTGTGCCCGAGCGCGTAGAACTCCATCGCCTGGTTGGGGCAGCAGCCGAACGCCGTCTTGAGCCCCTCGGCGATGACCGAGCCCTCGCCGAACAGCACGTCGACGTCACGCAGCGACGGAATCTTGATCAGCTCGCCCGATACGGCCGAGCCGGTGTCGAGCATCTGTCCCTCGACCAGGATGCGGCACTTCGACGGGTATGCGTTGAGGGACGGGTCGAAACAGATCCGGATTGCACCGGATCGCAGGCTGTCAATCGACATGAGGGTCGCTCCTTACTTGCCGGTGCAGTTTACGAGTGGGCCGCTTCCGGAGCTGCGACGGCGGTCGGCTTCACCGATTCGCCTTCGACCTCCAGATCACCCCAGTGATAGACAAGGCGCTTGATGTACGCATTGTCGGGCACCGGGACGAATTTGTCATTCGGGATCGCCTTGCCTTCGAAGAAGGCCCGCCGACCGGGCTTGGTACGCACATAGATCGTGGCCATGGTGGGCCTCCTCTGCGGTGTGGTGGAGAAATGCGTCGTCACTGACACGGATCGGGCTCCTCGCAGATCACGTCCGGGCAGCAGCCGACCGGAGTGCACAGGTTATAACCGATCTGGAACGGCTCGCCATGCGGCTTCGTCGATGGGCACCAGCGGAACGTGGCATCGAACGCGAACGTCAACGTCACGGCCAGTGGTTCGGCGTTGATGCTCAGCCTGCGAAACGCGATGCGCTCACCGCCTGGTCCTTCCCAGTAGGTGATGTTGGTGAGCAGTACGTCACGGATTCTCTCGTAGTCGTAGTAGCTCCAGAACGGCGTCTCGGTGCCGTTCGCCTTCTTGTAGCGTGCAGGCTCCAGCCAGAACTCGACCACGAAGGTGTCGGTGATCGAGAACATGTCATTGCGCTGATTTGTCGGCGGACTGGCAGACGCGCGGATGAACGCGACCACCACCAACGGCAGCGTCGGCACGTTCTCCTTGGTTATCGTGCACTCGGACACCGCAAGGCTGCGACGACCAAGCTCCGGAAACCAGTCGGCGATCGCATCGGCCAGTGCCGGCAGGAAGCGTGTCTCCTGTTTGACAATCGCGTCCATCAGCTATGCACCCATTCAACCCACCTTCCGAGCCGGGCGTGCTTCATCCCTTCTTCCAGCGCGTCGTCCGACATCTTGCGGCGGCCACCCATCGGAAGCGTACCTTCCCGCAGATAGCGCGAATAGTACATGTTGCTGCCGACCGTCACCTCGTCGCCACCCATCTCGTATTTGATCGAAGCGAGCAAGCTGCCGGTGCGCTTCATCGGCCACTCACCCGGCGACGACCCGGGCGCGTCGCCACCAGGCCACTGCCTGCTGGCGCCTTCCCTGAACGCGCGCACGCTGGCCTCGCCGACAGATTCCAGCCAACGCCGGATCGCGGCGTGGTCCTTGCGCGCCCTGAACCGGCGCCACGGAGTGAAGGTGATTGTGATGCTCATTTCAGGAACAGCACTATTGCGATCACGAGAGCGATGAGGGTAGCAGCGATGACGAGCTGCCTGGTCACAGCTCCACTCGATTTAGCTGCTGCGGCGACAGCGGTGACAGCGGCGGGAGTGCGAGGTCCGACTTCTCGATCAACCGGGCCGTCATGTGAATCCAGCCGACCGGATCGGTGAAGCCGAGGATCTTGTACCAGCGCGGAGCCGACTTGCGGCGCTTCTCGTAGATCCACGCCGTGGCGGTGATGTCGATCTCCAGCCCGCCGCGAATCGTGACGGCGTGCGTCGCCCGGTTGTGCGGGTCGATGATCGCGTAGCCCGCCTGGCTCATGAACGCCGGCACGCCGTAGTAGGACTTGATGCGCGCCCACGTCCACACCACGCTGGTGCGGACCAGCTCCATCGTGTCGGCGCTGACCACCACGTCCTGCTGGCGGCACATCGCGACGTAGTGCTCCAGATCGGCCTGCTTGGGGGCATTAGGGTCTTTAATGACACGCCTCCCTAGACGCGCTCGTCGTCGTACTTCACCCACGTCTCCAGCGCACCGGAGACCATGGCGATGTTGTTCGAGCCCTGCAGACCGGCGAGACCGGCGCGCGTCTCGACACGATTGCGCTGGGTGAGCAACTCGTCGCCCGGGTGCTCGACGCACCAGGCGATGAACTGCAGCATGCCATGGATGATGCCTGCCGGGATGTCGTCGAGACAACGATAGCCAGCCTTGTAGGCCGCCATCATGCCGCCGTTGAGATTCCACGTCGAACACGGATTGCAACAGTTGCTCAGATCGACGAAGTCCTTGCGGATCGGGATCTGGACCCGGCGGGCTCCGAGCGGAACGCGGATTGTCGTGTTGTCGTTGGCGTGCGTGCCGCCGTAGAGGTGGATGTAGCCGTCGGCGACCGGATACTTCAGCCGGAACGTATACGTCGTGCGCCCGGGCCGCGCACGCGCCGGGCCCTGAATCGGCTCTGTCATGGTGATCTGCCCGGAGAGCAGCAGCCCGGTGTACTGCTCCGCCGATTCGATCGCCGACGCACGATAGAGTTTGAGCTGCTCGTCGAGCACGGCCGGGACGTCGTCAGTCTTGGTGTGCGCCCGGATCACGTCGAGCGACAAGCGGCTGTCCCAGTCGAAATCGACAGCCTTGCCGGGCTCGATCGGCGGCTGGTCGAGCGACTTGTTCGGGACGTAGCTCAGCATTTCGTTACGCCGATATCGAAACAGTCGCTGCGCGTGAAGCAGGTACAGGCACAATCGAGCGCGCCCTGCTGCACGGTCAGCCGCCAGATCTCGCACGGATGCGTCGTCGGCGCGACCGTGACCGGGAAGCTGACCTGGTAGTAGCGTTCGTCGACCGTCGGCTTGCCGATGACGATGTGCGGGGTCATTGCAACATCACCAGCCGGCACGCCAACGGCGATCAGCGCCTCGAACGTAGAGGTCGTGGTGCCGTCCGAAGCGGTGAAGAAGAACCGGTCTGGCCCGGTGTAATTCATGGCTGGCGTGTATTCGAACGTGCCGTCAGCGGCGAGTTTGAGCACGCCCTTCTGCGGCCCGTGCAGCACCAGCGGCTTGAACGTGAGCGTGGCGGCTTCCGGATCGGAGATCTTGGTGTTGAGATCACCGGCGAGCATCGTGTTCACCGGCGTGCTGAACGCCGTGAGATCGCTCTGCACCGGCGGCAGATTGCCGGTCGTCGGAACCGGGCAGGTCTCCATTTGTTCCAGCGCGAACTGCGGATCGCAGTGCAGCCGCCCGATCGGCGCTGCCCACGCGACGTAGCCGACGCTGACCTTGGTAGTCGTGCCGGGCTTGAGATTGAGCCGCTCGCAGCAGCACTTCTGGCAGCTATCGAGCGCCTGATAGTCGTCGACGGTGAAGTGCATCATGGCGGCAGCCCCGATTGAGAAATGGTGGAGCCCGGAGACGCAGGCGCGTCAGTTTAGCCTACGCCCCCGGGTCAGCAGCGCGGACGGTTGGACTGCTACGGACCAGCCGGCGGCGTGCACTGGAAGCAAGGCGGCACAGCGAGCGGCTGTGCCACGTTCGGTCCGCAGGCAGGAAGGCATCTCAACTTGGTCATGCCTGTTCTCCTCTCTTGCTGGTGGGCCAATTCTCCTCCGCTTGCAGCGGCGGAGCAGTGTACTCCTTGATCTCAGCCTCGGTCATCAGCCTGGCGTAGCCGCGCGAGATCAGCGCGTTCGCGGCGTCTTCCGGCAGCTCCACCGACATGGTGCCGAGATCCCACTCGATGCGAACAGGCGGAACGTGGAACGCCGGTACGTAATCGAACCACTGGCTATCTTCGCCGTGGCCGCTCACGATCAGCATGATCAGGTGAACGCCGGTCTCTGCCACTGCGCGACCTTTCGCTTGAACCACTCTTTCCAGCCGAGGTCCGGGTTGACCGTACACTCGATCCGGATTTTCGCTTTCGGCTCGTCTTTCGTGTCGACTTCCTGCATGACGCGGATGAAGCCGTCGATGTCGGATACGAAGGTAAGCTCGCGGACAGGACTTGCTGCAACCAGCCGCATCGACAACTGGGAGAGCATCTGCGGCTGGCCATTCATCACCAGCATGTTGGCGACGCCGTGGACGTACGGCGAGAACGGCGCGCCATTCTCGGAAGCGAAGACGTAGAGACGACCTAGCTTGGCGTCACGCGGGAGTTGGCCCCGGATGACGATGAAGTCACCGGGACCAACCCGAACCGCTCGTGTCGCCGGTACGCGCACAAGCGATCAGCGCGGACCGGAGAGCGTTGCCACCCCAATCACAGTGGCGGCACCGGTGCCGACGAGCTGAACAAAGGCATCCGGACGGCAGGGAAGGGTCGCCGTGCAGATCGCACCCTTCTTGGTACCGGAGGGGATGACGATCTCGCTCTTCGGGCCCGGCGTGGCGCCCCACGAAGCCGCGCACAGCAGGACTTCGGGGACATCCTCGAACGTGCCGGGAAGGCACGGGTCGGCGTCGGAAGGCGGCGCCGACTGGACGTTGAACACCGCATCGGCCGCGAGGTCGGCGGTGGTCTCGAAGGTGAACGAGAAGCCGACGTGGCGGCGGATATCCACCGGCCGCGACGCGGTCCCGCTCCATGCCAGCACACCCTGATTCTGGGAAGCGCCGTTCAGGTTCATGAGAATCTCCTCAATTGTTGTCCGCACTTACACGCAAGTGCCGACGGCCTGCTACGGCCCTGGTTACGGTCCAACGGTGAGGATGCGCGCCGCCGGGCAGCACCCGACGAACCCGCCGTCCTCGGCACCGAACGAGTAGGCCACGCACCACGCGGTCGACTTGCCCTCCCACTGTTCGATCCACAGCGGACGCTTGTTGACCGCATAATACGCCTGTTTCCACGCGCCGGCAGCAAGAATGAAATCGCCGGTGATCATGGGCGTTCCGGCGCCGCCGAGGGTCAGCCCCTTGGTCGGGTCGGGCAGGCAGTTCGAGATGCGGATGCGCTCGCGCACGTCCGACGGCGAGTAGGTGATCAGCCCGTCGCCGAACAGGAAGCGCCCGACGCTGTCGGTGAGCGCCGCCAGGTAGGCGAACACGTTCTGGTGCATCACCGCGGTGACCTCGCCGTACTCGACCGGCACCGAAGCGAGGAACGTGCGCAGCTCGACGTGGTTGAAGCCGGTGCTCGCCGACTTGATCTTCGGGAAGCAGTCGGCCGTCATCCAGCCGAGCGGCTGGTTGACGCCGTCACCGGTCATCAGCGCCTTGTTGCGGTTGATGCGGTAGGACCGCGCCGCCGCGTTGTACATGAAGTTGAGCAGATCGTAGTTGGCTTCCTGCAGAACCTTGCGGTTGAAGCAGAACACGCCGCGGAAGTCGGAGACCTGCCCGCTCTTGTACGTGATGTTGCCTTCCGGCCCGTACTCGGCGTCGCACTTCGCATCGCAGTCGTACTGGCCGATCGCGCCGTAGTCCATGACCTGCGGATACATGAACGCCGACTTGCCGACCGTCACGCTGTTGTACAGGTCGAGCAGCTCCGCGCACTCGACGATGCAGTTGATCTCGATGCCGAGCATCTCCGGGGAGAACATCGCAGCATCGAGGCTCGCCGCCTCGAACGCCTTGGTTTCCTCCGCCGTCAGGCTGCGGATGATCTTCTGCTTCGACTCGATGCCGACCTGCATCAGCTTGCGCACCGCAGAGCGGTAATCGGCAGCGTTGACGAGATTGTTCATGTCGGGCTTGAAGTCGTCATTCACGCCGCCCTTGAACAGAAACGCCCGGCGCTGCAACTCGATCGCCGCCTTCTTGTCGCTCTCGGCGAGGTCGCTGCCGCCCTTGAGCAGCGGAGCGTCCATCTCCTTCTTGATCTGGTCGACGACCTGCTGCAGCATCTGCTGCTTGGTGATCATCTCGGCGTATTCGGCGACATGCTTTTGCACCGTCGCCTTCAGCTCGTCGTTGTCCGCCTTGACGCCGTTGTAATGCGCAGTCAACGCCGTGTACTGCGCCTCACCTTCCTTCTTGGATTTCTCCAGAAGAGCGG